CTAAATCTAAATCTTGCTTGATTAATTTAATGAACAAATCTGCTTCTGTATGAGCTATATGCATCATTGCCATTTGACAAGAAAACTCTTTTTCTTTTTGTGTAAATTTATCATCAATCATATCATCAATAATATGTAAGAATTTAGGTATACTCATACCAAACTTTTTACCCATTCTTCTAGGTTCAAAGTTTTTCATCTCTAGATTAATCCAAGGATTGTATGCTATGCTTATTACTCTTTTTAAGATAGCTTCTTTTTCATATTGATGCAATATGTCATACTTGCCTTGTTGGCTAGTTTCTTGTTGCAAATTAGTGATAATTTGTGATAATAAGTGTACCTTGCTCATATAACTATTTATGCCGTTAAAGCTATAGTTTATTTGAGCAAGGTTTTATCTTCCACTTATAAAATCATTTTCTTCATCAGTATAAGGCCACATATTAATATTTAAAACCTTTACGTTGTAGGTGTTGTTGTCTTCGTTCAAGATCAGCAAGGTCTGTTGAATTTGCTAGATACCTGTCAATTTCAGACATACTCATATTTTTAAAAAATCTTTTAATTGCTTTTAACATCTGTCAGTAACGCCTTTGCTTCTTTGTGATAACCTTGTCTGGTTAATTCTGCGGCCGCTCTTGCTCTGCCAATTGTTTCAAAGGTCTCAATTAACCTTGCGAAAAAGTCTTTTGTCCATTCTGCTACTGCATCGCAAATAGCACAATAATTAGACACCAAAGTATTCATCATTTGTTGTATCCTTTTTAATTGTTGTTGTTTTTATTACGGCTGGTGTTTTAAATGGTACCGTACCTGGGTTTTCTTTCATCCATTGAAATGCATACTGCCAGTCATTACCATATTCTGTCTTTGCCCATAGTAGTAAGTCTGAATCTGAAGACTTGCTTTTAGTTACAAAGACATCAGAAATAGCCGTTACAAGAGCACTCAAAGTTCGAGTCATCTTATTACTCCATATATGTTCGGGATACGTTCTCGGGAAAGCATCCATTTGTTCCAGTCTTTTCCGGTGTCAGTCGGTTTTGAGGCGTCGGCACGCCCTGGTCTTTCCCTAGTGCCTTCTCATTTTTTAAAAGCTGAGGTCGCTTTTTTTGTATTCACTTTTATTTATCATCGCCATGCAAAAAATGCAGGTTAATTAGCAATGCCTATGTGCAAGGCTGTTATGCTATTTTAGCAACAATTATTTTATAGTAAATTGTTCGTAAATTCTGTTAATGACATTATGTGTTCTTACAAATGTTGCACACTTTGGCATATCTTTTAAACGCCTTGCTCCAATGTAAGTAGCTGATGATCTAACGCCGCCTAGTATGTTTTCAACTGTGTCGTTAATTGGACCTCTATAAGGCATGACAATATGTCTGCCTTCGTTGCCTCTATAACCATCTTTTCTCTTACCATGCTTTGATCTAGCACGATCTGAACTCATTCCGTAGAACTCAATAAACTGTTGTTCTTCAAAATGCGGAACAAATGTTCCATTGTCTAATTTATGAGCTCCGCCAGTAGCAGTATGTTTAGTAATAATATCACCACCACCTTCTTTATGTCCTGCTAACATACCTCCTAGCATAACCATATGAGCTCCACCTGCTAATGCTTTTGAAATATCTCCTGGGTGTACACAACCACCATCTGCCATAATATGTCCATCTACTCCATTTGCCGCATCTGCACATTCTAATATAGCTGAAAATTGTGGTACTCCAACTCCAGTCATTGTTCGTGTTGTACATACTGATCCTGGTCCAATACCAATCTTAACTACGTCAGCACCATTTATAATTAGTTCTTCTACCATCTCAGGTGTTACTACATTACCTGCTACAATTACCTTGTCCGGATACTCATCCCTAACCATTTTAATAAAATCTACAAAGTTCTCATGATAGGCATTGGCAACATCTACAGTAATCATTTTTACATCAGGAAATGCTTTTAATACTGCCTGCATATTAGTATAATCTTCTGCTTCTGGATCGTACATACGATTTGTTCCTGTACACACTGATACACTTTGCATTCTTAATCCTGTACCTGCGGCCGCTTTCCATTCATCTAATGTAGTAGACTTTGTAATCACAGTCATCATTTTGTGTTGTTGCAATGCTTTAGCTACTTCGAAAGTCCCTACTCCATCCATATTACTAGCAAATATAGGACAAAAGTCAATTACTTTACCAGAGTTTCTGAATGTAAACTTTCTCGTCATCTGTACGTCTCGTCTACTTGATAATGTAGAACGTTTTGGTTCCATTAATACATCGTCAAAATTTAGTTTAACTTCTTCACGCACTCTCATTTTATTTTCCTCTTTCAGTTACACGTTGTCTTAGTTCAGTACTACTGAATCTATGATCTCTTTTATTAAAATATAAAGAAATATCTCTCTGCTTACAAATATCTTTGCCTGTAAAGTCTTTTTCTTTATATTCTTCTCCTAATAC